AACCGATCAAGTCTACTTATGACTTAACCGGCTCAAAGGCTCTTTGCTTAATTCTATTTTTATTACTTCCTTACATCCACGGCAGTTTATAAAAATCGTGCCGGATGCTCCGGGTGCTTTCTTGAAAAGAAGTTTTTCACGGTTTGCCCGCGCCTTACATACAGGGCAGTATACGTTTTCCGTTTCCAATATAGCTGCTCCTTTCTGTAATTAAATAGTTGTGCGAATAGGATTTGAACCTATGATCTCCTGCGTATCAGACAGACGTGCTACCATGCTGCACCACCGCACATTACTGGGCGGTTCATCGCCGCCCATGCCCCTATATTATCATGGAGGAACCATTACCCTCTATCGAGAGGTAAGAGCCAAGAATGGGAGTCGAACCCACAACCTCTTGATTACAAGTCAAGTGCTCTACCAGTTGAGCTATCCGGGCTTAGCAATATGGAGTAGCATTGCACTACTCCACATAAGAAAAGGATAATCCACCAACGCCTTTACCAAGACACCCTCATTCTAACAGAAAAAGGATGATAAATGTATAGAATATCGGTGAGACCGATATTTTAACATAGTCATCCTTTGTCAAATGATATAATTAAAAGTTTATGGTGTAATTGAGTTCGTTTTTTATTGTTTCGGTTCGTAATCAATGCAGTAATCGTCATAAGATGTGACTGCTCCGTAGCTGTCGCTGTCCTCGTTGCTGCATATCCAGTCCGTAGTGCCGTTGAAATTCTCATGCCATACACAAGTACCGCAAATTCCGTTACATCCCATTCTGTCCCTCCATCAATCTCTGAGCCTCTTCCGTGCTGCATACCGTCACTCCGGTTTCTTCCTCACACTTCTTTACCATACCGGCTCCGTCCCCGGCATAGCTTTCCCAAATGTGCTGTGATTCTACGAACACATCATTGATACGCTTATATCCGAATCCATAGGTTCTGTGAAGTGCTATGGCAATCGCAGCATATATCTGTGGAACCATCTGGTCTGCCGCAGTAGCAACGTTCTGTGAGCGGTTTCTTCTGGCGATTTCATTCAGGGAATTTATCAGTTTGTTATTCTTCGCCATATCTTTCCTCCAGTGCATCCTCAATAATAGAGTCCGTGTAAAGAAATTCTTTCATATCTGCTCCGTAGCAAGGCGGCTCGATAGGTTCTCCACCATAACAAGCCATTCCGTGAGGACATTCAGCGTTTTCAGGACAATATTTGCAAAAATCCTCTCCGTCATGTGTTTTCAGCCATTCATCAAGGATTTGTTCGTCTCGATGCTTTTCAAATACCGCTATTGCATCTGCCAGAAAGTCGGTCTGGGCAAACCATTTCAGATCGTCAATCACTTTCCACGGGTTATCGCCAGATACATTCATACAAACTTCATGTAACCTTTCCATTTGATCGCAGTCTTTATATTTTTCCTCTATTTCTGCGATAGGAGATTTTAATGCGTGATAATTGCGAATGTGAACATAATTGAAGTATGCCGAGGAATATTCCCCTACTTCATATTCTCCGGGTTCAAATGTGTGGTTTTGCATCACGATCTGCAAAGCAACCGGAAGCTCGATAATGAGCATTTCGGCTTTTTCAATATCCTCAGCAGCGTATTCTCCACTTTCTTCATCGCAGTGCCATCCCATGATTTCACACACATTCGTTGTGGGGCCGCTGTTCCCGAATGGTCTTTTAACATCTATTGCCGGTCTATACCTATCCTTAGAATCTATTAAAATGGAGATTCTAAAATTAAGGTCTGTCATAATCTTTATGTGCTCCGGTTTCAATTTAAAACTTGGCATATCAACCTACCTCCGTTTCGTTCCTCTGATTGTGTGTTTCTTTTTGCTTCCCATGAATCTTCCACTGCCCTTTGAACTGCCGAATATGAAAGCGGACATATTGCCACCGGACGGTTTCTGCGTAAGTGGTGTTTCCGGCGGTATCGGTTTGTACTTCGGTCTCCATACCATGACAATTTTATTGTCTTTAGGATCCACAAATCCAATGCCATCGTCCAGAATGGTAAGGTTGAGCTTATGCTTAATGCAAACATCCTGAATATCGTCCAGACACATTGTTGCTCTTTTCTGTGCGTCCGTAAGCCCAATCATGTAATTTTCTTTAGCCATTATCTTTCTCCTTTTCTCTCATCAGTCAATCGTACAAAAATCATGTATATTCTGAACCGGTGTCCTCTTCTGAGGGTGTGGTGGTTCGCCTTGGTGCGGAAAAATCTGTTCAATCTTTTTCTCAATTATCACTTCCTCCGTTTGCCTTTACTTCTCAGTTTTCCAATCTCATTCAAAATCGTTCTGTAATCTTTATCTATGATTTCAACAATTCTATCTCTGCTTTCCTTTATGGCGGTTGCGTAGCTTTCCAAAATTATCGCAGTAACGACATTGGTTTCATCTGCGCTGAGAGATGTGGAAGTGGTATTTCCGTCTGCGTATATAGAGAATTTTGCTGCGGCACCTGTTTTTGAATTTTCGTTGTATGCCTCTATGCTATCTATTGTCTGCTTTGCGGAAGATGTTAGGGAGTCGATGTTGCCAATCAAATCCTTGCACAAATAATATTCGTTTGTTTGCATAGCACCCTCCCTATCATATCTCAGTGAATCGTTCCATATCGTAGTTATCCCGGATGTAATCAACACATTCCTGTAATTTGCCTTTCAGAAATTCATCTGTGACAATATCCGGGTGTATGGCATACAGAACGCAGCTCTTGCCCTTGCCATTCTCTCTGAACTTCTGGTAATCAAATACCATGGTAAAGAGGGGTATCTTTGTGAAGTTCTTTGTTTTGTATCTGAGCCACAGGTTATACAGTTTTCTCATCATTTCCCGTTTCACTCCTTACTCTGTCTGGATTTACCTTTTCTGCACACTTTTCACATATAAACTGATTTTTGTAATTTTTAATCAATGCAAGATACGGATATTCTTCATTTCCAAACTTATATCCGCATACGAAACATTTATCCAAACCTCGGTTCTTGATTCCACGTGATTCTCTGAACGCCAATGTTTCTCCGATAGTTTGCCTCCACTTAGCGCAATCGCAAATCTCATATTCTCGTACAGTCGTTTTTGTTATTTTCATCTTATCGGTTTGCCATCCTTTTCTTGATAATCTTCTGTCCCTCTTCGCTTTCATAGAATCGTTTAATCGTGCCAAAACAAAATCTAACGCCGTCCGGGACAGGCATATAGGTAAGCAGTTCTCCAGTTTCCAATCTCATCTCACAAGTTTTTATTCCGAATATCTTTGATTTGCACGTCAACTGGAATTTATATTTCTGTTCTGCCATAGTCCTCTCCTATCTCTGAGAACTTCGTGTAGATCCTGTTCTCAGCGTAGTAGATGTTGTAATCTTTCTGCCGGATGTAATGCCACAATCCTTTTTCGTGACCGGCTTTCAGGAAATCATGGTTGTAATACTCTGTCTCGTACCGTTCATTAACCATCTGCCGGAAACTGAGTTCATCTATCTGGTCTGAGGAATGAACAAAGTCTGAAATCTTGGTAATATCCTCTTTCGATAATTTTTCTGTTGCAACGAACACAACTCTCACAATTTCCGTTCCGTGTCTCTCCACATATTCCAAATCTTCAACGGATTGCAGATGATACACCACTCTTTTGCAGAAATGGTACGGAAACTCCGACTCTGTGTAGCTCGTGTGCATTTCCATTGGAATACCGGCTTTAATGCAGATACCCATAACCATGCCGAGATACATCGGTACAAGAGGATTGTCACTATACCGGTAAAGCGGATCTCCACCGCCGGAGATAGATACGATATTCGCTCCGGTCAATGTAATGGCATCTTCCAGTTTATCCAGACCGTCCACCGTGGATTTTGGCACTTTAATTCCATTTTCCCGGACTATGCAGTAAGGGCATCTGCCGTGGCAGCCAAAGTTCGTTATTACACTCAAGTATTTATCCATTGATTGAATCCTCCCATTTCAGTAGAAACGATTTTCCTGTTTTTAATTCTTCTAATGCCTTTTCGTCAACATCAATCCAATGTTGTTCTGTCTTTCCGCATTTTTCACATTTCACAATACACAATCTCAGTGGATAGCCCATATCGTCTTGCTGTAAGGCATTGCTTCTTTCTATGACTTTGAAATTATGTCTACATCTAAAAAGGTGCATAGCAGTTATCCTCCTTATTCCACAATTTATCTACAAAGACCTCTTCTATCCTTGCCAGAATCTTATCAGCTTTCACATCACTTTCAGGAACTTCGAGGTAAGTATATGTCTGCATGATTGCATTTGAACCAAAAGTACCCATGACAAAGGAAATCGGGTTGCCGAACCTCTTGCACAGGAAATACTCTAAAAACTGTTCGTGATACTTATTTGCATGAACGTACACATATCCATGATCGCCATATCCTCTGCCCTCATTCAAATCTGGATTGTAGTACACCTTGTAAACCTTGATTGATTCTCGTATTACCTTTTTATCGTGTTCTTCTGGATTGTCAACACTTTTTCAGACAAATTTTTTTAGGTTATTTTTCCGATATTGTACAGGCGTTTGATACCCTAAGGAAGAATGTATGCGGTGATGATTATACCAGTTTACATAATCCCATAGTTTTATCTTCAGTTCTTCCTGCGTATGGAATGTTTCATTCCATACAAATTCTGTTTTTATAATCTTGAACGTAGCTTCTGCCACTGCATTGTCATAAGGACATCCCTTATGGCTCAGGGAGCGTTCCATATGGAACGTTTCTAACAGTTCTTCAATTGTCTCGTTTTTAAATTCATTTCCACGGTCTGTGTGGAAAATATGGATTTCCGACAGATTTCCGTCTACTTTCATAAATGCCTGTTTTACAAGTTCTGCTGTTTTATGTTCTCCTGCACTGTATCCAATAATCTCCCTGTTAAAAAGATCAATCAGTACACAAATATAATTCCAGCGGTTTCCTACCCTTACGTAGGTCAAATCACTTACCACTACATTGCGGTATGGCTGGTTTTGAAATTGTCTGTTCAACACATTCTCTACTTTTGATTCATTACATCTGTCTTTTTGCGGTTTAAACTGTGCTGTAGTATAGCTTGATACCAGACCTTCCTGTTTCATAATCCGTCCAATCCTGCGTCTTGATACCTGTTTCCCGCAATCAGCCAGTTCTTTCTTGATCTTTCGTGTACCATAATGGTTCCGGCTTTTTCTAAAAATTTCCTGAATGTCTGCAGTGAGTTCTGATTCATCTTTTTTTGCTGCTGCTTCATAATAATAGGTGCTTCTGTTTACCTGTAGGACGCGACACATTGCTGATACAGAGTATTTGTGGGCATTTGCTTTAATCACATTTACTTTCGTCCTAAGATCAGCGCCGCTTGTTTTAAAATATCATTTTCCATTCTTAACTGCTGGTTTTCTTTCCGAAGCCGGATCAGTTCTTCCTGCTCCGGAGTCCGGTTATCTTTTTCATGGAAAGAACCGGAATTGGATGCCTGCTTTACCCACTTGTCAAACAGGGAAGTAGCAATGTCATATTCACGGCAGATATCACATCTGCGTTTGCCGGAACGATATAGTTCCACCAGTTGCTGTTTAAATTCATCTGTATATTTGCGAGGTTTTCGTCGTTGTTTTTGTTCGGTCATAAAGAGTGCTCCTTCGTGTATTTATTATAGATTATATGACCTTAAAAAATCTGTCCAGTTAATTGTAACCTATCCATTCCGCTTCTTTCTCATTATCAAACTCTTTTCCGTCTGATGCTGTGTAGATAGTCCTTTTCTTTACCATTCTAACCTCCAAATATATGCTTCAAATAATTTTCAAATATTCTGCCAAATCTTTTTCGTATTTCAGTGACTTAAAACAGACAGTACCACATTCAGCATCATAGCTGTATTTACCATCTGTTCCGCAATCTCCAAAACCATACCCGCAAATCCCCATATCTTTTTCGTAGTAATCGCACTTATAATTGTTTATGTTCGGTTCTTTATCTTTTCTATTAACCATTTATTTCTCCATAAAAAATAGGTGGTAGTCATTCCGACCGCCACCTACTGTTTCCTGACTTATTCTACTGTGATGCAATCATATCTCTCAGAATTGATTGTGTTCTCCATCGCCTCAACCGGATTGTAACCAAGGTTCTGCAGAATCTGTTTGAACACGGTAACGGACTGTCCGCTTGCAAGCTGCACTCCCTTGCGGTCATGGTCTGCATGGAATACATCGTGTCTACTGTTCACATTCCAGAAGATGATGTTCGGGATTACATAACCGGCCTTGCGGAACTTATTTGCCATCTTGTCATAGAACGACCACTCACGGTTTCCGCAATAGTCAATTTCCATATCAGAGATAACAACGATTGCTTTCGGCATTTCCTCCTGCGGAGTATTATGCTTTTTCGCAATTTCAAGAACCCTCTCAAAAGCAGCTTTAAGGTCTGTGTTACCATCCCAATTTGCTCTGCTCACATTGCAGATCTTCTGTTCAAGGGTTTCTCCCCTCAGAATAACCGTCTCTGGTCTGTCAGAGAATGTCATAAACAGATTGTGGTATGCACCCACATTTCTCTCTGCAAAATAGATTGCAAGACCGATTGATGTTGCCATAGGTCTGCCGCTCATGGAGCCGGACACATCCGCCATAACTAAAGCGTTTGTTCCTTTCTCCACATAATCCGGCAATGCTTTCCACTGTGCTTCGAGTACCTTACTGTTCTCTCTGCCATAAAGGATCTTCTCAACAATATCGTAAGGAAACAGTGTTGAAGCATTGATTTTTACCTCTCCCTTTTCTGCCTTGTTGATAAACTCTCCAAACCTCTCAGCATCATGTTTCATAAATGCCTTGCGGTAAATCATCATCGCACGGCTCGGAACTTCCGGGTATTTGATTTCATCCCATCTTCCGGCTGACATAAGACTTTCAACGACACCGATCTGTTTTCTCATGCTACGGACGATTCTCTTGAAATTGTAGACCGGATAGCCTAATTTCTGCGCCGTAAGGATTCCGAGCTTTCTTGTGGCAGAGCTGCTTGCATCTGCGGTCTTAATCCATTTTGCAAGTAAAGAAATTGCATTTCCGGCATTGAGGTTCTGTAAATCTTCCTCAAACTGTTTCTTCATTGCCACCCACATATCGTCCTCCAATGGAGTTCCGATAAGCTCATACAGATCATCATATCTTCCGAATACACCAACCAGATCAAGGTTCGGTCTGAGTGCTTCTGGGTGTTTCTCTGCCATATAACGGATAATGGTTCTGAAAGTCTTTCTCTCTCCAAGACCGCCACGAATGTCTCTTGCATAGAACGCAATCTTTGTAGCAAAGAGTTTGTCCTGTGCGTATGCCTCCGCAAACAGAGTGGTAATTCTGTTCTCATCAGCCTCTCTCAGCGATCCGATTGTACCAAACAGATCCAATCTGGCATCGCCAGAAGTATTCAGTGCCACTGCACCGTTTTCAGTCCGGGTAAATCTACCCTCTTCTCTCATTGCATCTGCAAAGCTCATGTTTTCCTACCTTTCCAGGACTCTCATTTACGGAATTGAACCGTTTCACATTGTTTTTTAGACATTTGCTTTAACCATTGTGATTGCTGTAGGAGTCCCTATAAAATTGTTTACCGTTTCATTGTCAGGACACTATTGGGGTTTATGATTAACAGTCATATCCAAAAGGGTTGCTGTAAGTGTCCCATGTAAAGTTTTATGCCTATCTGGCTAACTTTTTAAGTTCATATCGCCTGTTATGTATCGCTCCGACAGAACGACCAATCTTCTCAGACAGTTTAGAATCGGTAATCTCATGTTTGATTACCAGTGCATCTTCCTCCGCAGTCCACGGATGAGACGGATATAGAAATGACGTTTTGCTGTAATATCGCCTATGCTGCCTCTGACACGCCTTATGATACTTTTCCATATCCCTATAATCTTCTTTTCGGTTCATAGGCAACCTCTTTCTTTTTACATGACGCTGCTTCAAACGGGAAAATATTGTCAATGGAATTTTCTGTTTTGAAAGATTGCTGTAAGCGTCACTTAATTGCCCCGACAGGACTTGAACCCGTATGCTCGATTGCTGTAAGGAACACTCCTGTCAACCATGTTCCATCCGGTTTACCATAACCGGCAATCGGGGCAGAGACGATGAGAGGAATCGAACCTCTATCCGCAGCTTGGGATTGTTATTGAAAGGAGTTTGCTGATTATGCCACTAACATGACATTCTTCTTAACAGAGCTGCTGTGCTCCCTTTGCACCACATCGCCATATAGAGTGAGGGACGGACTCGAACCGCCGACAACGTCCTTAGCATGGAATGAAAGATTGCTGTTCGGATCACAAACATGATCCATTTTTCTTTCGTGCTCTACCAACTGAGCTACCTCACTCATGTAATTGGCGCATCTTCTTGATTTATAAGGACATTTGCGCCATCGCCTTGATTGGAGAGGGTAGGATTTGAACCTACACTACATTTATTCCCTAGTGTGTTGTTTGCTGTTTGTATCACAGAAATGATACGTTTTCACAATGTAAATTGCGTCTACCAGTTCCGCCACCTCTCCATATTCTGTTTTATACGGCGTTCTGATTATTTGTGTGTTTCATCTCACAATCTCTTCGCTTAGGGCAAATTAACATTCCGTGTCCTCGGCTTTCACACCTAGCCGCGAATCATTAAGTCTCTGGTTACTTTTGCTTTGAGACACCGTATGAGTTGCGTGGGATGGAATCGAACCATCATCTCTTCGTTACCATCGAAAAAAGAATTATTGCTGTCCGTGTCACATGAAGCATGACAACCGCTCATAATGTTCTCTCCGTTGAACTACCACGCAAGATTGCGGAGACAGGATTTGAACCTGTGACCTCCGGGACATGAACCCGGCAAGCTACCACTGCTCCACTCCGCCATAATGGTTCTTCGCCCCACAAGAACCTCCGAGTTTTCTGCTATGTCGTATTTCTCGCATAATCACTCTTAACCGTCACACAGCCGACATCCTGAACGGTGGACTTGATTAAATATTTCCGTACACTCACTATGGTTTGCTGTGATACACCCTAACCACCGGGTATGCCAATAGGAACTATCTTTCGGGTAATCTCTCTAACCCCAACTGGTTTATCGTCCGAAGTCAGGACGGCTTTGGAGTAATGGGATTTGCACCCACTATGGAACTATGCTACTGTTAGCCACACCTTTCGCTATTGGTACTCGGTACAATAGTTATGATTTTCAGTAGTTTATTGGGGCGGTAGGATTACGGCTGTTTCTGTGGCTTGTCCTCGCACCTACCTCTCGCCTACCCCATTCCTTTACTATGATTATCCGTCTACCTATTCCGGCAACTCCAAATTCTGAGACCTCCTCCACCGGTGGAATACGGCCTCATAGCGGTGCATATAGGAATCGAACCTATACGGCATTTCTGCCGGATGGCTTAGCAAGCCACTCCGCTACCATTACGGCAATGCACCATAACGACTCTATTGGGAATCGAACCCAAATTTTCCGATAGACAGTCGGGCGTAATAACCTTTATACCATAGAGCCATATAAACGCCGTGTTAGGGATTTGAACCCCAGAGACTTTTACATCCAGACGGTTTTCAAGACCGCACCCTCGACCAACCGGACACACGGCAGAGTAGTTTTCCCTTGGTAACGTACAAGTCGGAGCTCCTCTATCCGCCGGTCGTAAACGCCCTTTCGTAACCTTTTTATGGAGTGCTTTGAAAGAGTAAGTCAAGTGTCTCCAACTGGCAAGGTGGGGATCGAACCCACGACATTCTGATTAACAGTCAGACGCTCTACCACTGAGCTACAAGCCATTATTGGAGTAACAGGACTCGAACCTGCGCTAACCAACATCCGTAGTGTTGTGCTCTATCCATCTGAGCTATACCCCAATGCAGTCCGGCGGCAGCTTGGATGGTTGCCACTACCGAACCGATGCAACGTGTAAGACAGTTGCCAACAAAGGTATTTCATTTTTTAATGTGGTTCTCGGACCTTGCACCCCTCCACATGGTTCTCATAATCCACCGACTACATACTCAAAGAACCTCTGGCGAGTCCAACTCTTTATCGCCTTACCTCGGATGTACGTTGTTATCGCAGTTCTCCGCCTCTACTACATTCCTCTGCGCCTGACTAAGCATGACGGCTCGATTGGTTACGGCTCACGCACATCTATAATCAGGTCTTTCTCGGAAGTTTCCACCGCCGCTTAAATCGCTGTAACGCTCGTGCACTCTAAGCAGTAAATTTTCCGCACCGGAGTTTTTCTTAAAAACTCTTGGTAATGAAAAAGCACTTGGTGATCACCGGAACCTCGCCACCGCCAATTTTCTTTCCTGTTAAAGCCGGACTAAGAAAATCAGTTAAGAAATCCGCTCGTCCTACGGTGGGGAGTTGAACCCCACTTTCCCCGGCATGGTGTCCGTGGCATTTCCAGTTATGCTATCGTAGGCACCGTTGCAACAGTGGTCTTTAGCGTGACTTACGCAAGCTCTCCAATTTTAAGTCCTGTCGGCTTTCCCAGACTACTCACATAAGCCTCTCAGTGAGCATTGCAATCTCCCTATTTAATGATTGCTTACCACGGCTTTCGCCAATACTTTTCAGCCGGAACACTAAACCAACTATAAACAGTCAGCGTTATTCTCAGTTGAAATGTTCGATGGGAGAATCGAACTCCCGTCCCCACCGTGAAAAGGTGGTATCTTGACCGCTTGACTAATCGAACAGGTGTGGTTTTTACTTTTTGACTGGAAGCAAGGTACCCTTTAACCACAAAAAATCATAACCAGGTTTTTACAATTCTCCGCAGGGAAGCCGTTCGCGTCCGGTAAATTCTCTGTGAATAGGCTGCAATCTACCTAAATGGGCGAAAGAGGAATTGAACCTCCAATGTTTACCACGAGGGAACGGATTTACAGTCCGCCGCAACACCACCAATCGTTGCCGTTCGCCCTGAATTTTCTTTGTATCGCCAAGAACATTAGGAAAGAAGCGGTGGGAATCTTAATCGCTAGAGCTACACCCACAGGTGGAATCGAACCACCACACTACACCAAGTTCGCTCCGGTCATTTAGCGATTCACTTCATCTTTCAGTGCTTTACCAGCTTTGAACTTAGGCGCTTTGCAAGCCGGAATGGAAATCTCTTTACCGTTCTGTGGATTCTTGCCAACTCTGGCAGCACGCTCAGTCACTTCAAATGTTCCGAAACCTACCAACTGCACTTTTCCACCCTTTCCAAGTTCTCCGCCTACGATCTCAACAAATGCGTTGAGTGCTTTTTCAGCGTCACTTTTGGAAAGTCCGGCATCGTCAGCCATAGCCTGTACTAATTCAGCTTTGTTCATTACTTCTTGCCTCCTTTCTTGTGGTCTGCATATATGGAATATGCGATTGCAATTATTACTTCTGTGATTATCGTTGCGGCAACACCGCACCAAAATTCAGGAATATACATCTTTTTGCATCCTCTCTTGTCTGCTACCTCTGGTAGCCGTCACGGTCATGCGGTAGTCATACCGTTTCTGCACTGCACCGCCGCACTCAGCCGCCTTACTTCCTCCGGTGTATCTCGGCGTAGCTTCACTGCCATGGCCATATTTATAGTTTCGTGCCGGATTGCCATGCGTGGACCATCAGGGACTTGAACCCCGGACCATCCGGTTATGAGCCGGACGCTCTAACCAACTGAGCTAATGGTCCATACCTCACACTGGGGAGATTCTATGTGAGGTTTCGGAGGATTATCATAAGTGGGAACCCTCCGATGTAGGATTGCTGTCGGGGAACAGTAATCCTGAGTGGGAAGTGTTGGTGTCGAACCAACTCCTATGGATTTTCAGTCCATCGCTTCTACCGAGTTAGCTTACTTCCCATATTACGGCACTGTTGCTGTGCCGTAATGGTTAGGAGAAACTTTAATGCCAAATACCTTGTGTTCACTCCGCTTAACTTATATCCGTGTCACTTGGTATGGTCGTAGTATAGCGTACTAAACATTCTTTGTCAAGTGGAATAAACAAAATTTTCAAAAAAATTTGTTTTTATGTGTGCAGTCGGCTTTACAGCCATTTTTCTGAACATCAGAAATCAACTTGCTTACAGGGATTTTGAGAAAATTTGCTATATCGTATATCTTGTCGATTGACGGATAACTTTTGCATTGTTCCCAATCGCTCACGGTATTCTGCGCCACATGAACGCCCGTTGCAAGTTCGTGTTGTGTAATTCCCCTATTCGTTCTTTCTTTTTTTAAGTTGGTGGCGAAACTATATTGTCCCATGCTATCCCTTTCTATATTCCTAAGTCACTTCTCTTTACTACCTGTCCCTCTCCGCCAAGAAGAGCATCTACAAACTGGGCGAACATTGCCAGAGTGTCCGGCGCATCATCATGTTTATTCTTTCCGAGCTGTGTATAACTGCAAAGGAATGACATCATCACACCGTAATCACTCTTTGGCTCATATTCTGTAATATCCTTGAATATGACGTGTTCCTTAACCCATGAAGAATTGACGATGATCTTGGTCTCTTTGTTCTGAGTAGTGTATTTCTTCGTAATATGGCATCTGCCGCCTTTGGCTTTAACAAGTCTCTCAACCTCATTTGCGGTTCTGCTACCCTCTTTGTTGCTCTCGAACTGTGCCTGCTGTACATGATGCTTAACAAGCATATCTGAGTTGAGTTCGTCTAAGGTTCCAGGGTCGATGTTCTTGAATACCAGATCTTCCAGATAGTATCTGTCTCCGTACTGATAGAAAACTCCGAGGAAGTTGTAGTCTGTACCGGTGTCTTTGGTATCGCAGATTGCCAATATAGAATCCGGTTCTCTGTCCGGCAGTCCTCCGATATATCTCTGTAATTCTGTTGGATGATACAGAATACCCTCTCTCTCAATCGGATCGCTCTTATACAGGCAGCGATATGAAACATCATCCATCGACATTTCCATATCGTGGAAGTATTTCTCATCGAATCCAACATCATAATCGTAATCAAAGTTGCTTTTTCCGGTCTGAGGATCAATGTCTGGAACAGCAATGAACTCTGCCCTCGGATTGCCCTCATACATTCTTTCAAGCCGGCCAATAACATCATGCACACTCCATCGGGTTGCAATGTGGATCTCTTTTGCTTTCTTCTTTTTACGAGATTTAAGGTCTGTGGTGTACTCTCCGTACAACTTATCCAGACGATCAATAGACAGAGCCTCTTCGATACCGGAAACCAAATCATCCACATACAGAAATCCCTCACAACGGGTAACACCGGTAAGGGAGCCTCTGATTGGTCTGCAGGTCAGTGTCTTAAACGGTTGCCATCTTCCAAGGTTTATTGTCTCTTCTTTTGCGTTGTTTCCCTCAAATACAATGTCCGGGAACACATCGCTCCAACAATATTCATTGCTGGTAATTATGTTGAGAACGGCATCATAGAACATTCTCGTCATAAATCCAGAATGGGAGGACATAAGGTTTGGTGTGTTGGGGTAATGCCCCATTACAAACGATATGAAAAACTCTCCCAGTGTGGTCTTGCCGGTGCCAGGAGGCATTGATATTGATAGAATATCCAACTCATCATCAATAAGCCTCTGCATCTTCTGTACAAGCCAATAAATCTTATTTCTTCGTGGCTGATAGTATCTGTCCTCTGGATCTCTGTTCTTTTCCACATAAAGCAGATAAGAGTCAAAATCCTTATGTTCCTGTGCCAAGAACAAAAGAGCCTTATTGTACAAATCGTAATATTTAATATCTCCTGTCGCACATAGCCTCAGTGCAAGGAATCTGACCTTATTCGCTAATTTCCGTGAAAGTTCTTTATCTTCCCGAATAACCTCATTTGCCATTCCGAGTAAGGACAGAAGATTGTCATAGTCACTCAGATCGCTTTTCAGAAGCCTTACGATAATCTCTTTATTCGATAGTTCGTGTTGAGCCATGAAAATTCATCCTTTCTCACGGCTCTACACGGCTCTGTAATATACCTACGGCATAACGATTTTAACTTTCGCATCCACAATAATTCCACATTTCATAGGATCATCGTATGTTTCAAACTGAATTGCGCCATTTTCTTTAAGTGCTCTGCCAATTCCAACTGCCATTCTGTCTTTTATGATTTCTCCCATATTGTCACTTCCTGCTTCAAATATTGTGAGTATTTTGCGTTCTCCAAATGTTCTAATCTCTTTTCTACCATACACTGATTGCCAACCTTTTAATCGGCGGTTTTCTTCTAAGATTGTGTTATACGCTGCTTTCAGGCGTTTCCTTTTCAGGCGTGTCTCTTTCCGTTGCTTTTTCACGTTTTTCCTCCTGGTCTTTTCTATCTCGTACACTCTTACTGCAAACACTCAGAATAACCATATTGAGATGCTTATTCTGTTCTTTGAGCTGAGAGTTCTGTTCCAACAGCAGCTCATTCATCTGTGTAATTTCTTTCTTTACTTCATTGTTGGACTTTGCATCTTTCCAACCCACAACAATGTAAAGTACCAATATCGCAATCCAAATGATTGCTAAAATAACATCTACCATTCTTTTATTCCTCCGGCATATAATAAACTCCGCGGCTATACGCTGTAACATCCGCCTGTCCGTTGCCACGAACCATAATAATGCTATGATCCATTGCTAGGTCATTTACGGCATCCTCGGATATGTTGCAATTCTTGGCTACTATCATATCAGGAGGAAAAGCATTCCCAAGTAACTGTTCAAATACTTCTTTCCCTCTCTGTTCTGTATCGTAAGCCGCAAGTGTGTAATCATCGGCGGTAATTCTTTTTCCGTTGAGTGCAATGCTTTTGATATTGCCGATATTAACTACGTTGCTACGGTTCTGATCTACAATATACATCTCTAATCCTCCAACCACTTATTATCAAAATAGCAGAACCCGAACACGGCTGCTCCAATCAGAATTACCCATACAACCCAGAAAATTACCAGCCCGGCAGTTCCGTTTGAAACCATATAGTCCACCGCTTCATCTATCGTATCTGCCTGAATGAACGGTGTTCCGTCCTCTATGGTATTATCTTTGAGATTGGCATAGATAACTCCGCTGTATTCCGTGTTGATAACATAGTACAAATACCTCACATGGGACGATTGCTTAATTGTGTCATACAGGTAAGACCCCGGCATCTGGATTTTTCCATACGGAAACTCCACGCCAAGGAATGACACCGTTTGACTATGGCTTTCCCAACTATCGTAGTAATCCCACGAATAATATACCTCCGTAGTGTAATAAGTCTGCGTTTTCCCATTTACCGTCCGTGTATGTGCCACCTGTCTCGTATGTCGGTTGTAGTGTTGTTCCTCAACCTTTATGTAGGCAGCTGGTACTCCACCTATTCCCGGATCTGTAACAGGATCTACTGCCACCAGATTTCCTTTCACAAACGCATTTCCTGCATCAGTTCGCATACCGTACTGAAACAGTTCTGCATTTCCATCAATCTGCATGGCTTGATAGTATTCCTGATTCTGTTCGTCATTGTGTGAAGCTATCTTTTCACTAATGAAAAATCCACCCATAAGCATGATAAGGATAATGACGATGCTAAACATCAGTTCACGCACCGTCATATCCCAACCGTTGCCGGAGTAGATTATCTTACTCCATTTCCTCATAGGCTTATTCTCCAAACAGATTGCTTACCGGCTGTCTGTCCTCTTCGCTGTATTCCAGATAGTCATAATTGATAACCTCATATCCCATAACTCCCAAGATCTGCTTATGTGGGAATTTACGCACATATTTCTTATACGCCCTTACCTCATTATTGTAGGCAGTGCGGTACTGCAGGATCATATTCTCTGTGGTTGAAAGTTCATTCATCAGTTCCTTGTAATTCTCGTTGGATTTTAATTCCGGGTATGCTTCGGCAACCGCAGCTATGGAAGTTGTCACATTCTCAATGTCTGTGGTGCTGCCATTGTTTCCTCTTGCTTCTACGACATTAAGAAGAGTCTCTGCCTCATGCTTATCGTACTCCTTGACGCAATCTGCCAGATTGTAGATAAGATCCGTTCTGCGTTTCTCCTGTGCCTGAATATCAGAGTCAGCCGTAAAGACCTGTTCCTCCAACGAAACCGCTCTGTTGTTGGTACTTACAAAAATTCCTGCTATCAGTAATACAAATGCGGCTACAATGCCGACAATAATCCATGTTCCTTTATTTTTCATTGTTGTTGCCCTCCATCTTTATCATAAATTTGTTTTCTGCCAATACGATTCCTCCGGGAGTTTCCGTGAATATTGGCTCTGTTCCGTTGTAAATCTGAAATTCCACATCATTCCGGCAGACGGCATCTCCGCCGTCCATCGGAATAGCTGCCAGAACTTCTTTTGTATCGGTCTTATAGACCACCACCGTTGTCATATTGCACCTCACATGAAGTAATCATAACCGACACCATATTTTGCCATGATAAGACTCTTTGCCATTTCCTCTAGCTTCTGGTGTTCGGTCGCATCCAGATACACGCCCTCATAGGTTCCACCCTGGCATCCCATCCAATCGTACTTGCAATGTAAAAGTTCATGCACAAGATCCTTTTCCATGCAGTGTTTGAACAATGTATTGTTCTCTTTGTAAGATTCATCGCTGAGTAACTGGATGTTTGCCTGACTGGATTCAAATATGAATGTGTTATATCCGGCAGCGTCAATTACCTCTTCTCCATTAGGGTTCATAATCTTATCCTTAACGTGTGCCAGTATTAGCCACCCATCAAGGAATAATCTGTGTTGCCACTCTCTCAGGCACTCTTCTAACTGCTCCTGGTTTTTGAATATGTCTATCGGTTTTTCTTTCCCCTCTCTCTTTTCGAGAGTTCCGCAAGTGTTGTTTTCAAAAGCTGTACCGTCCGCAACGGAAAAGCACCATTTATCTCCATATCTGCGACCGCACACATAATCCCCTATCTTTACCGGTATTTTGCATCCGCACTGATTTCCTATGTTGGTAATGAGCACCAACCCACCTTTTACGGTGCTATGGTCTATGAAAAAGTTCTCTCCACTGACAGTCATATAATCATCATTTTTCTTGCCGCAAGTAAGCAGATCGAACATTTCACGCTGATTTTCCCCAGTCCACATCATGGTTTTTACTTCATCCGGGGACTGCGGTTTCAAGTTCAAATTATCCATCATTCGCTCTCCTTTACTTTCTTGGCAGATTTTACCTTGATTTTCTTTCTACCGAACTGCTGATATACCAGAGCAGACGCATGAACACTGTCCGTGCTGCATACGGTAACAGTTCTGCGGATTGGTTTTCTCTCAATGGTTTCAAACACTACTTTGTACCACCGTTGTTTCATTGGTTCTGCCCTCCTGTATTCTCCCGTATATTCTTTCGCACTTTTCGGCGTGTCTGCATCTGATAGTCGTTAATGCCCTTTGTGTACGATCCGCCAATACAGTAATATCAACCTTATCAACATCAGCATCAAAATCAGGGCAGAAAGCGCAATAATCTTTCACTCTGAGTTCCATTCCATTATCCATGACAGCCCACCGCCTTTAGCATACTGATTTTCTCTACCAGGACATCAACCGTTGCGTTGAGCTTGCTGTTCTTAATGCAAACTTCCTGATAGTTCTCATATAACTTTCCACCGTTCAGCATTTCAGTCTGTTCCTTGACTGTGGCATCCAGCTCTGCATTGAAACTTTCAAGCTGTTCAATCTGTTTCCTCAGATCATCATTCTCTTTTTCTACTTGCGCATTTCTTTCTTCCAGAGATTTCTTGTTTGCTTTCAGTTTTTCAACCTCGCTCGTAAGTTCTTCGAGTTTCTTTATCATTTCCTGCTCAGACATGGTTCCTTTTTCCTCCGTCTCTTCTACTCCGAGAAGTACCTTAATCTGTTTCTTTGAAATGTGATATGCCATTGCAAGGGCGGCTATGGATTCCCCGGAAGAATACTTTTGCTCAATCTCTGTTTTCTTCACGGAAATATCCACACCATTCGTATTGAACATACGCTTGTAGCCGCCCTCTTCCAGAATTTCTACTATTGTCTGCGTGTCGCACACATTCAAGTCCGCAAGAATGGGTATCTGTCTCTTATGGTTCTTCGCCAAGCGGTAATCCATTAAGATTTGTCCCTTATCCATTCTTACCTCCCTGTTTTACCCCCCC